GAAAGCCTCTGATACCCTGTTAAGTGGAGCCCGTATCACTTTACCGCGAGGCGAAGTGATCCGATACTCTACTCTCTGTAGATCGGAGTTCCACCTGGTCTTTAGACCAGTGGTGTCCAACCCTATATGAGAGTGCCACCCAACAGCGCCAGAGTCAGGTGCGACGACTGGGAAGGTAAACCTCCTCAGACGTTCAACTGAGCTTCTAACGTATGAAGATGTCCCGTACCAACCTCTTTTATAGAAGTTGTTCGAAACATCAACCGACGAGAGAACAGACTCTGGCTTGGCCACAGATGGAGATGCAAGAACGGATACTTTAGTCACATCGTGACCAGAGTAAGCGTCAACCCCACACGACTCCCGGAACATACCAGTTCCAAAAGTCTTGTTGGTATTTACCTTCAAACGAAGGCACTGAAGCATCTCCACGGTCGTAACCCAAACGTCAGTGGGGACGATAATATCGTCTCCAAAGACGCGGACCTCCCGAGCAGCCTTGCGTATAGACCCAATATTGACTGGGATCCCCCTTTGAAAAAGGAGATTTCCAATCGCAATAATGGTAAACACGTAGGTCTGAACAGGAAAGGTAAGAGCTGACCCCATCGTAGAGAACTTTCTCAGGCGAAGATGCCGAAGAGAGAACTTGTCGATGTCCTGGACGATGTATCTTGTGCGAACAGCATAAAATGCATCCAGTAAGGAAGGAGAGCGTCTAAAAAGACGCTCAACCAACCAACAGGAAATCCGATCGCTCGCTGACGATAAATCTATCGTTGCGTGGCTACCGGAAAGGGAAGCCTCGAGAGCTAGAGAACCATTCCATGTCTGGTCGTCGAATTTAATCGACTTCGAGAATGGAAGGTCTCTGACTCGAGTCATCAGAAAATCGCGAAGAATTTGTTGGCACCATTGGTGTGAAGTTGGTTCTGAGGCAATCAGCCTAGGACCACTAAACGCTTTTGGGACAGCAATAAGCTTCGCGGGCTTCTCGTCGCTTGAAGCGACTAACGAAGCCTGATGATTGAGGGTGTCAGCCCAAGCGGCATGGTTGTGAAAACCAAAATCCGCATAGGGGAAGACAGACTCAAGCTTATCTGGCCATGTGGGAAAGTCGTATTTCCACGACTTATCACGAAGGTCAGAAACAGCACCAGGTCCATGTCGAGAACCCCACTCGGACGGGTTGAATCGTCCAAGAAGAGCTACAATGATGTCTGCGGTTCGTTGAATCGCATCGCATCTTTCGTAGGCTCGTTCGGGGTTGGAGGCACCATCACAATCCGAGAAGTCAAAGACTCCTTGGTTTGGATGAGCTGACTGTAGACGAACGTGATCTCCAAGGTGAAGATCACTAGAACGACTAGAGTCAAAATCGCCAGTATCCCAACAAAGGGAAGACTGGACGATTTCTCCTTCTGTCCTGATGAACTCATTAACTTGTTCCCAAGTTGAATGAGGCTCGCAAGCTACTCGAAACCGTTTAGCAGCAAAACAAAGCTGCCTAACAGCAGAGATGGCTTGCACATCAGGAACAGATCTCAACACTCCACTTTCGTCAAAGACTCGAAGCACCAGTCCCCGGAAAAGTCTAGGGATTGGGCCTCTGTAACGGAAGCCTCGAAAATGAGGCAAACCGCTACGGATTAGGAGTCCGTCTCGGAGAGCACAATCAAAGTGCTTTCCGAAGGCAGGCAGGGTTTCAAATAAGAATCTGGAACCATGCTGTTTGACGGCAGAGAGCAACCGCTTGTAATCGCGATCGCACTCGACGTGGAGTTTAGGGTACAACACGACTATGTCATTTAACATAGCCCTGTAAAGCCCTAGTAGATAGTCATCGTAGCTCTTACTCGTAATCATAGGACTTCTCCTGTGGTTGCGATCTACGAGCTTGGACAACTAACCTCGCATAAGCGAGCCTCCTATGACTAGCGAGGGATGGGAAAGCTTAGCTTTCCCAGCCCAGCAGCTTGGCGGCAATACCACCAGCCTTTACCATGTAAAAGCTGAGGGCCTCGCTGAGATCAATGATATCAGCAGAGACGCCGTTCGGATCGGTCTGAATAGTAAAGATCGTCCGAGTCATAGAGCCAAGAAGAATGGTAGACGTGGGCTTGACGAAGCGCTCGAACGTCACAGTGTGACGGTCGAAGTTCTGCGTACCAGCTTTCACGTTGTCTCGAGAGTGTCGGACTTTCGCCCGATACGTAATGAGACCGTCGTCGAGATAATACTCGGCGCCGTAACCATCTTGATTGATCAGTGGCAAAGTCTTAGCGGTTCCACCGGAACCGTCAAGGGTAACCACGAGGGATGTTCCAAGCATAGCTATCTACTCCAAAGAAAGTTGATGTTAACGTTTCACTTGAAACGCTGAACAAACAACGATCCAAGGATACTCAGTCGATTATCCCCTAGGAAGGGGAGAAACGCACTTAAGGAGACGTGGGTAGGACAAGCACGACGCTTGGTCTCCAACGTTACCGTTCCACCTCCACCGCGGATTGCAGCTGCAGCCCCGGCAGAGAACACCGTGTTGGCAAAAGAGTCAACACGATAGGTATCCGTAGTTAATGTATGTTGCATAACATTATAACTACCGGATTGAGCTGGTACAGTGTTACTATGGAGGATTGCAAAATCCCCTAAGTTCGTGAACCAGTCAACGATAAAGGACCATGGGAGTAATTCCCATAGACCCTGAGAGATGCCTTCGGGTGTTAACCCTGATGCAACTTCACGGGCTTTCCTTATTCGACCTTCGTCAGATTTGGACCAGGCTGGGATAACGGTGGGTTTCCACCTTACCGTTACCCACTTCTCACCACGTGTTATCGTCTCACGCTTACACGACACTGTCGCATAACCGAGGCCGGTAGTCACGTTAGAGCGAGTCATATGATTCGAAGCCTTACCAACTCGTATGGAACGGCGCAATCCCAATGGCGAGTACAACTTATTCAGCTCTTCAAGCCTTTTATTGGCATAGTGCTGAAAATGAAGTAGCCGCTGCACATCATCGATTAGTGGTAGTAACCCGAACTGAAAAAGCAAGTTCTGATTAGCTAACTCTTTTGGAGTTAGATTCAAAGCGAGCTTCCGGTTCCGGATGCGTTCCACATCTCTGAGGAGCTTTGGGATGTCCTTTAGATCCTGCAGATACTCGAGGGGAATGAGGCTAGGACGCGAGGGATTAGTTCGCGCGATAGCATCAGTCACAGCAGCATCATCTGTAGGTAGGACAAGGGCAAGATGACTTGGCGGATTATCCTCCATAGGTCGACTATAATTTCTTATAGTCGATACGTAGGTATGTCCGTTGAACGGAACACTAAGATCTCCATCAAAAGGTATGATAGAGTCCCTTCGTGTATGCTCAATAGTCACAGAACCGTCTGTTAAAGGACGGCCGTGAAAATCAGCACAGAAATCCTCAGAGAGGTATCCTGTGTTGGTATTATGAGCTTGGAGCGCGCCGTCAAATTTTGACTCCGCGTATCCAACCGGTGGTGCAAGCGTTCTTGTTCTGGAACGCCCGGATCTTGCCATTTGCATAGACTCCTTAAGTCAGGGTACGATTGCAGAGCGGTTATGCTCGAGAGCCCAGGTAACTGGGC